AAAGATGATAGTACTTTCTTGTTAGTACCTTTGACTTTAAGGTTCTTCTTAAAGGCAGATCTTATCTGTGCTTTAGTAGCATTTTCCTTTACTTCAAACTCATCATTTTCATTTAATTTATTTGAAGCAATACCATAAAGAACATCATAACCTGTTGGTCTTAATATTGCTGACTTTGTTTTACTCCATGACTTTCTATCTTTATCTGTATATACTTCTTCATTGTACTGATAATGGAATCTAGTTACCTCACCAGATTGTAATAAACGAATTCCTATTATATTAACATTTGGAAAATTATCTTGAAGATTTTGTAATAATACTTGTGTTATACTATTCTTCCAGTTCCACTCATTACAAGCATGATACACTCTACCAATTTTTCTGTCACGTATCTGACAACGATTGTGTAAACTAACTCTACCGAATTGCATTTCATTTGGATCATAATATGATGGTACTTTATTAACACGTGAGATGCACATTGAATCACCATCAGTTAAGAAAACTGTGTTTAACTTAGATACTTGATGCTTCTTAAAGAAGTCAGGTATTAGGTCACGTAGAGCAACTATAGTTTCATTTAATGGAGTACCTGATAGATTAAATCCATAAGGAACATAGTCAGAATATCTTTCTTGTAGTGAGTAAGATAACTTGAATAGGTTTAAACACTGTTCCTCAAAATCTTTACCACTATTAGAAGATATAAAGTTTAGAAGACGGAATGTAGGATGACAATATATTTCATTCTCTTTCATCTCTTGAATTTCATCTAGTTCATGTCTACCACTAGTTGATCTATTTCTCCACTCAGGTGCTGAATCATTTGTGAATCCATACACTTCAAATGGTATATTAACTTTCTTACAGAACCAAAGTAGATTTAATAATTGTTTCACTGTGTCGTTTATAACAAAGTGCATTGAACCAGACCAATCTAATATAAAGATTAGTCCATGATTCTTACCCTCAGGTAGAACAGTTATCTTCTTGAAAAGATCCTCATTGAATTTGTAAGTATGGAGTTTCTTTGTATCGAGTACTCCAGTCCTAGCAGTAGCAGCACGAGAGTAAGCATCTGCAGATTTTCTGCATTCAAATTCTTTAACAAGATAATTAACTCCCTTACTAGATTCTTTTTTATATTTTAGATACTTTTCTTGTAATTGTCCACCGAACTTAGCATAAGTTAACTTTTCATCAGTACCTAATGCTGAGTAGTGAAATCTAAATTCTTCATCAGCAGTTTCTCTCCACCATTTTTTAAGATGCTCATTTACCTGTACATGATCAACAAGTATTTTATCCATTTTTAATTTTGGAAAATCTAAGTATACTGTTTCTTTTGCTCCTTCATCAACTAACTGTTTCTGATTATAATCAAATGATTCTTGTGTCTCAGACATAAACTCATCCTTTATATCTGCTTCAACACCACCTTCATTACCCATTTTATCCCATGGTTGATCAGGATTTATTATCTCTTGATCAGGTGTTTGTTCGTCATCAAATGTTCTTTCTTCTTTCTTATCACCCTTACCTGTAGATAAATCTTCTAATGGATTGTTATCATCAGTTCCATCCTTATCATTCTCAACATATACTGGATCAGATGTTTCATTAGTATTATCTTTATCTGGATGACTATCTAACTCTGGTAACTGCACGTTTACTTCTTCTTCAACATTCTTAAGATGCTCATATAAACGAAGACATAGATCTAAAACTTCTTCAAAAGTTTCTAGATTCTTACATTCTTCAACTATAGGTAACTCTCTTGGTTGGAAAGGAATAACTTCAAATGCACCTAACTTGAAGTATAGATTAATACGATCAATGAAAGCAAACTCAGTAAAATCTTTACCATCTATTTCAAAGAAATCTTTTACATGTAATTCTTTGTATCCTCTATAGAAACTCTTTGACAAACCACCATATCTTCTTTTCATTAACTTCTCAATACGTGCATCTTCTATTACATTTACGAATGAAGGAGGAATATCTTTATACTTATCTTTCTTCCATTCTTCTACTGGTGTATATAATGCATGACCAACCTCATGACCTACAAGCATATCATAAACATTATCAGATGCATCCCACATAGGTAAACATAGTACTCTAGTTTCTACATTAAAGAATGCAGTAGATACTTGTCTGTGCTCAACTATGAGGTTTTCTGTTGCTAGTAGTTTAGCAAGATTGTCTTTTACTTCAAAGTTTTTCATGACTGTTCGATTAATATATTACCATTATAATAAGAAAACCGTCCCTTGGGACGGTTGAGTAGACGGTTTAATAACTGTCCACGTCTTTTCTTGGCAGCACGTAATGCTTGCGGTTTCAAGGTACGCTTCTGCTGCTTCTTAGAGTGATGTTGCCAGTTCGGAAGTTGTGCCATCGTACTGTTTGGGTTTAGAGAAATTCTTATACTTAGTAAACTCTATCACATTGTCAAACTTATCGACAATCTGTTCACCTTTATGTGAGATAACAAACACATTATTACCATCAGTGATATTGTATAGTATCTTCATAAAGTCCTGTGTACCATTAGAATCCAAAGAACTATCAAAGATCTCGTCAAGGATAAGAATATTTGTATTAACTGAATTCTTTAGTTTAGCAATCTCTCTCCATGTAAAGAGTAATGCTAAATCAATTCTCATTTTCTCTCCTTCAGAGAAAGAAGCATAAGAGAACTCGTCTCTAAACCTTGACTTGATTGTCTCATTAAACATCTCATCAAGATTAAAGTTGACATAGAACTCTAACTTCTGAAGGTATTTATTAATAAGATCATTCATTACAGGGAGGTACTTTCTAATGATAGATGACTTTACACCTCCATCTTTAAGAAACTCTGACACCATCTTAAGATCTTCTCTTTTGTTGATGACTTCTTTTCTTAGTATTTCTTTCTCTCTACCTTGTTGTATTATATTTAATAACTTATCTTTTTCCTTTTCAACAGAACCATCATCAGTTTTTATAGATTCAATCTCTTTCTGTATCTCTTTAATTTTCTTTGTCTTCCAATTTATATCACTCAATGATTGTTTTATTTTAATTTGCGATTCTTTAATAAGAGTAGATATTTCATTACGTTCATTTAAATCTTTACTTAGTATATTATGGTCTTTTGTAATTTTACCTAATGCTTCATCTAACTTAGTAATTTTATCTTCATCAGTAGATACCATACTATCACGCAAATCAGATTTTATATCCTGATGGCAGGTGGGACAACTTGCATTACCTTTAAAGAATTTAATCTCTTTCCTTAAATCTTTAATCTTACTATTGAATGTTACTTTGAAATCTCTTAACTTACGTATCCTATCAGTAGGATCTTCTCCTTCTGATAATTCAAATGTCAAACTATCTACCTCTCTCATATCAAGTTCTACTGCTTCGTCTGCTATAGCGATCTGTTCTCTCAATGATTCTATATTTTCATTCCAGTGAGATACATTACTTTGACTTTGTTTTCTTAAATCCTCTATCAGTGTTTTCTGTACTGTAACTTTGTCCTTCAATAAAGACATAGCATTTTCTACATCAAACACTTCTTCTTTATTAACTTTAATCCTTTCCTTTAATATAAGATTCATTGTAGAAAATATTCTTATATCAAGTATATCTTCTATAACATCTCTTCTACCTGGTGCAGACAACTGCATAAAAGGAACAAAGGTACTTGATCCTAGTACAACTATCTGAGTGAATGATTTATAGTTCATCTTCAGAACATTCTGTTCCAACCACTTCTGTTGATCATTGGTTGCAGAAGCTTGATCTAGTAGTGTACCATTCTTATAGATTTCAAATACATTTGGTTTTATACCTCTTACTACTTTCCATTGTATTTTTCCAATATCAAATTCTAATTCTACTTTACAATCTCCACAGTTAACTGTATTAACTAGTTGACTCTTATTAATTTTACGAAATGGTTTACTGAATAATGAAAAGCATAGTGCATCTAAAATGGTTGATTTACCAGAACCATTTTCTCCAACGATCAATGTTCTTTCATGACCATTTAGATTTACTTCAGTAAAGTTGTTTCCTGTACTCAGGAGGTTTTTCCATTTTATAGATTTAAATTCAATCATACTTTGGGTGGAATAATAATGTCATCAGGGGTAACTACACAATAAGTATATCCATGGTCTTCACATATCTGTACTGCAATATCATCTTCAACTTTAATAATCCTCATGTCAGGATAATCTTCTGCCTTTAATAATTCGGCATGTCTCTCTGCATCTTCCTCCTCCTCAAACAGATACAAAACATTATTTGATCCAACGTTGGGAGCATATGCACCTTCGTCCTCCTTTCCTTTTACTGTTAAAATAAACATTATTCTAGTTGGATGGACTCTGAATATATGGAATTAACAATTGATTTTAAATTGTCTTTGCCATGATAATCAAGGTGGTCAATATACTTTTCTAAGTATGTTAGAGTTCCCTCTATCTCAATGTCACCAGTTTCTGGAACAAATTGAACTGTGTTATCAATAATTTTTAAATCATGTATACCCATATTATAGAGTCGTTCTATTAAATTGTCAAATTCATAATAGTTTTCTTTCTTTTCAACTATGAGTTTTATAAACTTATCCTTATACTTCTGAATGTTTAAGGTTTGATAGTTTGTAGTAGAATCATCATAGAAAATCTTCTCAAACATATAGTGAGGATTTTGTATGAATTTTAATTTCCTAGTTTTTGTATTGTATAAATGGAATCCTCTTGTCTCAGAATAGTCATTCCAATATGTCTGATAAGGATTACCAAGGTATCTTATATTACCATTACTAGATCTAGTATGAAAGTGACCAGAGTAAACGTTCTTAAACCTATCAAACTTTTCTACACTTAAACCATGATCCATAACAAAACCAGGATGTGCCTCGAATCCTTTGAACTCTAAGTGACCCATGCATACCTCTGCTTTGGTATTGCTTATCTCTTCATATGTTTCTACTTCATTCTCTATACAAATCCAAGGAACAAAGCAGATATCTAAACCTTCTATATTAAGAGTACTTGCTTTCTCTATACATTGTACATTGTCATAATGATTAAGAAGTAAATCAACTGTATTGATATTCAATGTATTCTTATAGTAGGCAGTATGATTGCCAACTAAGGTATATAATTTTATACCCATGTCAGCAATTCTATCAAAATACTTTTCCTTTGCCCAGTTTAATGACCAGAAATCTATTTGTTTTCTATTGTCAAAGGTATCTCCTAGATCTAACAATGTTTTAATATTGTTTTTCTCTAGAGTAGGAAAGAATGTATCATTATAAAATTCTTCCATATAGTCATGGAACACTTTACTACCTTTACGTAATCCAAAGTGTTGATCAGTAATAATTCCTATCATTGACGATATCTCTGTTCAAGTGATGTCTTGATACCCTCATACTCTGCTTTGTTTCCATAAGCATCAGCAGAGAACAGTTCGTTATGACCTGACTTCTCTATAATTTTGGTTTTTATATCTACTTGTTTCTTTTCCTTTTGTATCCTACGTAAGAATGCATAGTAAATTATCTGTGTGAAGTATGCAAAAGGGTTTCTAGATTTATTAGGATCAAAGTTATCAATGTATGTAATACAGTTCTCTATACCATCACCTATCATGTCATCTTTAAACATATAGTTGACAAAATTAGGTTTATATGATAAATGTTGTGCTATCTTTAAAAAGCATGAACCTATGTATTCACCTACAGCAGGTTTCTTTAGTCCTTTTAACTTAGCAATCTCTACATTGTCTTTGTAGTCGATAATTGCTGCTAAGAACTCTTTATTGTTAACGTAATGTTCCTTGCTTTTAGCCATTAAATGTATCTATCCCAGTGTGTCTATCATAACATATTTTAGGGGACTTGACAAGTGGTTGTAATGTGTGTATAATAACTGTGTCAACGGTTAAGGGATAACACTAAGCTTTATCTGGATCTTCTTTCTTAAACTCTATACGAAACACGGTTTCAAGATAATCTCTTGCTAGATCTACAGATCCAATCAAACCAGTTTCTTCATTTAATGATATACGACCTCTTGTTCTCTTTTGTGGAATAGGGGGTCTCTTTGTATGACCTTGCATCTTAGCATACTTCTCTGCTTCATTTAACTTTATCAATGTGGTTTCATAGAACTGAGCAGTAAAGGAACTCATTTCTTTTATACACAATAAGTCCTCTCCATATATTGTAAAACTATTCTCATGTGATACTTTCATCCAAGGTTTTATCTTTACACCTGACATAAGACCAGGAATATCTATTTCTTCAACACAAATTGGATTCTCAATAACAAGTAGATCTTCCTCAGGACATGCTTCTTTTACAAAGCATAAGATCTCTTCCTCTGATTTAAATTTGATACTAGCGTAAAATGAATCCATGTTACTGTTTAGGTTTGAGTTTTATTTTAATAAGTTCATAGTCGAAGTTTTCTTGATTGTATATTTTTACCCGTTCAAATAAATGGTTAAGAGTATAGTTGGGACTTTTATTATCTTTAGTTGTATCATCAGCAATATCATATAACACTGCTGAATTCTTATTTTCACCCTTCCTTAGAACTCTACCTATTGATTGGAGGTTTCGTACTCTGGATTTTGATGGTGATGCAAAGATAATGTTGTGAAGACGTTTAATGTTAATTCCAGTTGAGAAGGTGCCGTAACTGGCAACAATGATTGCATTGTCTTC